ATGTCATCAAATTTTAAGACAAGTAAATTATCTACACCACTTTCTTCTAGCGTTCCTATGTACTGTTCTTTAGACGCTCTAATCTGTTCATATACGTCAGCAACTTCTGCTTCTTTATAGGCTTCTTCATTAACCATAAAATCTTGGGCAATAGTACCCATGAATTTTCTTGCTTGTTGCCTTATCTGGTTTTCTTTAGCTGTAGCTACACCGTCAGCAATTTCTTTTTCTCTTTTTAATCTGTCAACTTTACGCTGATTAGCACTTGCTTCTATAGCTGGCGTTAGTGCAGTTAGAAACTGAGATAAAGGACTAGGTTGTGTAGTTTCTTTTGCTGGTGCTACAAACGTATCAACAGGACTAGCAGCAGGTCTTATGTCAGCCTGAGTAGGAGCTTGAAACTGTCTTACCTGTGGTCTTTGTGCCATACTAACCTCTATTGATTAAATACTGAAGGGAACGCAGGAGAATTACCTGTAAGTCCAGAAAACCCTGCCGTAGCAGGTACTACATAGTTAGGCATAGTCTTTGCTAGTGCCTTACCTGTAAATAAGTTCTTACCTGTAACATCAGCCTCTGCTGCGTAAGCACTGGCTGCTGCGCCAATAGCATGAGCCATAATATTTGGCTTTTGTCCACGTGGCATACTATTAATACGGTTTTTCATCTGAGCGTTTACACCCATCTTTTGCTCTTCTATCTGGTCTAGCATCATATTTAAATTACCAGATATAACATCTTTGGCACGTAATTCACGAGCCTCTACATTTGCTAGTTTTAAATCTTCTGTCTGTCCTGTTACACCTGCTTCACCAGAAACTACTTTTCTAGTTTCAGCTTCTTGTAAAGCTTGAAGCTCTAATTCTAGCTGTTTACCAGCAGATGCTTCCATCTCTTGTGCTGCTCGTTTATTTAATGCAGCAACACTCTGGTCACGTGCTATAGCAGCATCTTGTCTGTTACGTAGAAAAGCATATTCTTGTTGTTTGTATTGATTGTTCGCATCAATAAAACCCATGACGCTTTTACCAATAGTTAGCATGGTATATGGGTCAGCCATTGTCTATCCTCACAAATTCTAAAAAGGGTTTGTTTCCTACACCCCATGTTTCGTGTCGTTTAATAAATGTGAAGCCGACAAAGCGTAGCCAATCTATAGCTACCTGATAGTCTGCATCAACAGCGTTAGTAAGTAGGGGGTATTTCTTGTTTATATCTCTTACCCACTTACGTGAACCACGTAGGAAAGGTATCTGTATCTTTGTAATAGGTAGGGCAGTAAGAAGCCATACAACTCCTTCTGCGCCTACACCATACATACCTGCAATCTCGTTAGTCTCTTCTACAAGAAAAGTCCAACACTCGTCTGACTCGTCAAGACCTAGTTGTAATGCTTTTTCAGGGCTACCATGTGAGGCTGTCACCTCTGCTTTGTCTTCTGGTCTTAGGTTATCCTTCAACCAATCAACGTCAGCTTGGACACTCTTCCTCACATGAGCCTTCATTACATTCTCCTTGAACGTAGTACGTAGAAGCCTTCCCACTCTGCACTCTGAAAAGCAGCAGGTAGGTGACTATCACTTTCTATAACAATCTCTGTGTCTGAGTTACCTACTACACCGAACTGGTATGTACCGCTATCAATAGCAGCCTTGTTTAGTATGTTAGCAGCACCACCCACAATACGTCCTGTAAAGGTACGTGTATAGGTAGCACGTCTAGCAGGTGTAGTCTTGACAGTAAAGAAACCTGTATTGTTATACACCACAGACCAGTTACGAATACGCAGGTCTGCTGTAGTTACAGGGTTGTTGTTAATCTTAGGTACAGGCTCAGAGAACTGGTACTTAAATGTAAAAGGTATACCAGCAAACACTACCTGACCAGCAGACAGCTTACCTGCTACAGATGACAGAGGTATGATACCCCCATCCTGTGCTATATAAATAGTATTACTATCAGTATAAGGTACGGTTGTCAAGCCTGATGTTTCTAGTCTTACACGTCTATCTAGATGAACAGAGAACTTACCGTCAGTGTATCCTGTAGCATCATCAACAGACAGGTTAATACGTTCTAGGAATAGATTAGTACCACGCTTAATAAGTATGTAGATATCTGCTAGGTTGAATGATACACCTATGACATCACCATCAAATACCCAACGTGACCATGAAGCCTGTAGCTTCTCTCTACCTTGCCAGTAGTACCTGTACACATAGAAAGCTTGTGCATCGTTACTAGACTGTAGTATGAGCATATCCTCGTTAGACGATGCTTGAATATTTGTTACCTCACCGTCAATGTATTCAGGTACGTGTGATGTAATCTCACTAGCATCGTTAGTGTCTGTGTCACTATCTACAAAGTACTCCCACATGCCTGACCATACGCCACGCTTGGAAGCAAAGTATACGTACTTACCAGACTGTGCTGGCTTGGCTCTCAGGGATGCCTCAAACTCTGTTGTGTTAGCAACATTGATAGTCTCAGGGGTAAGTACAGGGTCTCCTGTTACCTTGAACTGTGTGAGGTCTGAGAAGAGCAGTAGGCTCTCGTTAAACGGTACAGCATGTTTAAGTATACTAACCTTGTTAGAGGACACTGCCACATCTATGGGGTCACTGTCTACAATGGTTAGTGCTGACTTACGAAAGAAGTCAAAGTCTACAAACTCACCTGCACGAGAGAAGATAACATTCTCATCAGCTAGTAGTCCTAGTCTATTACGATGGAAGAAAATATCAGCTAGCTTGAAACCTACAAAGGAAGGGAAGGGGTTGGTATCATCGTTACCAATCTTTCTATCTTCGTAGGACTGTGTACTAAATGTAAAGTTAGCACTAGTATCTTTTACCAGTTTATGTGGCATGGTACTAGCATCTAAGTCAATAATGATATTAGGCTCTACTGTTTCTTTCCATACACCGTTGTTGTACTGGACGTAGTAATCATCCTGTGCTTTCTGGTTATCCCCTGCTACCTCAATAACAAAGTCATTAGGTGCTTCAACAGGTAACTTTTTAAAGTCAGGTGTAGTATCTTTGAATAGTAGCAGATGGTCTCCACCATGTGAATCACCTACAGTTACTTGAAAGTTTGTGGTATCTGTGGATTGTATATGTAGCACTGAGCCATAACGAGTAATCGTTAGACCAGTGACAGCAGAACCATTAGTAATGTTATCATAGTATGTGCTGTTTACACCTGTACCACTAAACGTATTTAAGTTCTCTGCAATAAAATCAGTTGATGCACCACGCTCTGCGTTCTGTGTTAATGATGTACTTGACTGTGTGCTAGACTTAGTAGCAAATTCTACAGTGCTTGTGCTTGAACCTTTGGTTAAAGTTAGTCTGTATGTAGAAGAGTAGTCAGCCTGTTTGACATACACCAGTGCTTCTGGGTTACGAGCAGGTGACGTTGTAGTACCTTGTGCTACAGTTATATTCTTGTTTACAATAAAGGTATTGTCTGCGATAGATACAGCAGCAAGTTCTTTACTAGGGTCAGTCAATCCCGATAGGTATGAAGCTGCGCTGTTAGTAATAGTACGTGATGAACCATCCTTATCAAACACACGAATAGTACCTGCTGTGTCAATCACTAGAGAATAAAACTCATTCTCATCTCTACGAATAGTGTGGATAAAAGCTTTGTCTAGGTTTGAGATAACGCCTAAATCAGCTACGTGCTGTGTACTAGGACGCTTAGACAAACCTGTGACCACACTAGACAGGCCGTTCTCTTGTAGCTCTGCCTGTGTATTAAGGCGTAGAGATGGCGGCTGTTGAGATACCCCATTGATTAGGTTGGGGATAGATTGACTGATGAGTGCCATTAGAAAGTTCTCCTACCCTGCCTATCAATAATACTGAATGTGTCATAGTTATCAAATATGTTATGGTCATCAGAAGCTTTGTCAAACTCTTTCAGTTCAAACATAGCTCGTTCCTCGTCACGTATTTGGAAATCGTGAAGAGTGTTAGACCCTACAATACGGTCTTGGAATATTCTGGTTGCTCTGAGTGTAGTGTATCTCTTACATACCTCAGGCAAGTCATCAAAGTCTAATTGAACTACTACGTCTAGCTTAGTGTTAGCACCAACATTAAACGTGTGGTTCTTCCTGTCATACATCTTCAGACCACGCTGAACTAAGTCGGGGCTGTTTGCCTCTAGTGTAGCGTCTGCACGTAGGATATCTGTACCTAGTACTATCTCACCACTAGCGTTCTGTGCGTATGATTTATTTAATTCTGTGTTAAAGTGCCAGCCCATTGACTGTACTTCTCTGTCTACAGTGTTAAGTATAGTCTCTGCTATTTCGGCTTCAACCAAACCAGAGGAAAGGCTGTTGACAGGTGCTTCACCTATCGCAGAGAGCATAGTATTTACTGCGTCTAGTTGGGTTGTTGTTGCCATGTTATGCTTTCCACTTCACCTTGTTAGCCCAATAAGCTGCACTAGTCTCACCTTTGGCTATGTTCTTACGGTGTCTATCCTTAAACGCTTTGCGTTGTTTAGCTGATTGGTTTGTCTTTGCACCTTTTTCACCAAACCTAATTAGCTTGGGTTTTTCTCGTGAGCCAATCAGAACAGCGTGTGACTTGTTACCTTTGGGGGAACTCTTCGGTATTCGTAAGCCTTGAAATGTCTCACCTGCATGTTGTATCGTCATGTCTTACTCCAATAAAAAAGGAGAGAGGCTCTAGAAACCTCTCCCCCATATTAATTAGGCTTGTGACAAAGCAACACATGATGCTGGGCGTAGGACGTTATGCCCCATCGCGTACTTAGCAACCATCAATGTACCTTGACGATTAATCTGGTACTCAGATTCCATGCCCAAGTCAAGCAACTTGACAGTAGCTACAGCGTCAGGAGTAAACACAAAGCCCTTAAACTTAGCAGCTTCTGCAACCATATCACGGCTGTCTACAGTAGCAGTAGGTAGGTCATAGTGTGTTGTGCGTCCTGAACCAGCAGTGTTAGCTAGTGGAGCATTGTCTGATGTCTTACCTTCGTCAGCATCGCCAGTAGTGAAGTTCACATACAGGTTAGATACGTTAGCATGGTTAGACATGATGATAGGCATACCAGCAATAGACGCTACAGTTGCGTCAGCTACTGAACCATTGCCACCGAAATCACGGTTCATATAGACAAGCTTGTTGCCATCGGTAACATCCATCAACGCATAGTACTGGTCAGGAGCAAGTACAACAACAGCACCATCAGTAGGTACGTTCTTGACTTCCATCTCTTTACGAGCGTCAAAGATAGCTTTAGCAATCTTAGCAGGGTCAGTAATATCACCTGATGCACTACCGATAGTTACGTTATTAGTAAAGTCTTCTTCACCAAATGCTTTATAGTCTTGAACAAGACCAGCAGCAGCAGTTGCGTTAGTTGACAAGGCAGCTTTAACCAGCATACGAGCTACGTTCTTATCTGCTTCGTTAGCTAGTGCAATACCAGCTTCTTTAGAGTAGATAGAACGAACATCGTAGTGGTTGATAGCTTCGTCAATGTTCGCAATAAACTGAGAACTAATTAGCAAATCGTCAATGGTTACAATGCGTTCACCTGCACGAATGTTACCACCAGTAATCTCATTTCCTGGGGTTAGGTATTCGGCAGTTGCACGTCCTGTCATTGGGAACGATGCTGATTTACCTTTGGAGATAGTGCGAGTACGCACCTTATCCATAATTACTTTCTTTTCCTCAAAGGCGGTCAGGACTTCCCCAGCATATAGCTTAAGGAAGAGGTCACGAACGTCACCTGAGAGGTTATTTTGACCCTGAAAGCTTACGGTGTAAGCAGGGTTAGAAGCAGCTTGTGCCATTTTTATTACCTCATAGATTAAAATTAAAGTTAGTGCCTCAAGTTTACTGAACTTTCTCCAGCAGATTGTCCCTCGCAAGGGGTCAGGGTTAGTCGTACCTAGTAACTTTGAGATAGGGGATAGCCCCTTATAAATACACCACGCAGATGTACTTATAAGGAGAGGGGGACGAACCCCCTACTCCCATGCAACAATTAGAACAGGCTAGAACGAGAAAGCTTATCAGCTACCTGTTGCCTGTAGGCAGGGTCTTTACTATATCTAGGGTCACTCATAGCAGCAGTGAGTTCAGCATTACTTTCAAAACGCCCACCTGAGGATACAGCACCTGTTTGTCCCTGCATTAGGGTAGGCTCTGCCTCAGAACGATAACGTGCATTGAGACCTTGTATAGCAAGTCTAATCATATTAGGGTCTTGCGTTTCCATTGTTGCATTGAAGGCATCAATTTCACTCTCAGGGAGTGCATCGGATGCCCACGAAACCATGTTGTTGTAATCTTCTTGACCACCTACGACATCATACATCTCAGTAGTCACTTGTGATGCAAGAGCGTTTTGCCCTTGTATCCACGTATCCACGACAGAGTTAGGAAAACCAGCTTCCTCTAACGCAGCATAAGCATCGTCAGATAGACCGCCAGTTGCGTTGTACTCTTGTTGGAATACGTCAAAGTCTAGTCCTTTATTATCTAGTAGTTCAGCTACATCAGAAGCAGTTTCTTCTCCTGTAGTTTCTACTTCTTCTTGTTCCTCTTGTCCTTGACCTAGCTTACTCTCTAGTTGTGAGTATGCTTTAGCCATATCTTCAGGGGACTTAAACTTCTCAGGTAGCCATTCAGGACGTTCAGGGTCTTGTTGACTACCTTCTACTTTCTCAAGCATGGCGTTTACATGTTCTTGAGATTCAGCTTCAGGTTCTTGATAAGTGTTAATAGCTTCTGCCATTTATTACTCCGCTTCCATTGCTCCTTTAGCTATCTGTGGTGCTGCTGCTTGTGCTGCACCCATAGCTGCCTGTTCCATTTGTTGTTGTTGCATCATTTGTTGCTGCATAGCTTGCTCTTGAGCCTTTTGTTCTTCTGATTTAATTAGACCAGAAGTGTCGATACCTAGAGAGGCTGCTAGTCTATCTATGTAATCGTTCAAGTTCATCTCACTTGCTATAACTTCTGCACCTAAAGGCTGAAGATATTGTAAGAATGTTGCAAGCTTATTTAAGTCTTGTCCACGTCCTAGTGCTTCAATACCTGTGACAACCGTAGGCTTAATGCTATCCTTAGGCATCTTAGGCATCTTACCCTGCTTTACTAATGTATTAAGTAGCAGGTTGATAAGTGGTAGTTGAAACTCCTGAGACAGAATAGAGTACACACCACCTAAGGCTGTCTCTAGTTCCTGTGCCATGTAACGTACTTCTTCAGCAGTTACACGTTCTGCTGCACGTTGTACAGAAGAGTTTAACAAGAAGGCAGAAGCCAACCTGTCGTTAATCATACGCATAGTTTCCAATGCTACCCTAAAGTCACCTGACTTCTGTACCTGTAGGGTTGATACATCGTTAGCGTCCCCGTTTACAAACGCACCGTTAGGTGCTTTGGACAAGTCTTTAGATTTAGTAGTACCGTTAGGACGTACCATGAATAGAACTTTAGCTGACGCTGCACTACCTTGCACGATAGCTTGGGTCAAAGCTTCTAGACTACGTAAGTCACCCATGTATTCTTCAATGAAACCACGTCCATAATCTTCACCATCTATTCTAATAAAACGTAATGGAATGAATGGGTTATTGTCTTCTTTGAATGTACCACGTGAATTAGGAACTTCAATACCAGCTACCTCTTGGTAGATAGAGAAGCCTTTATCTGTGGTCTTGAGACAAGTATACAAGTCGTAGTTCTTAACAGGTGTGTCTGTTGGTGGTATCATTGCCTTAACTTCTTCAGGCAACATCAACGGTGACACACTTTCTTTAGTTAGTATTTCTAACATGTTACCCATTGCGTCACGCTTCACACAGAAACGGTCAGGTCTGTAGACCTTCATACCCCCTTCTTTAGGCATATATACTAGCGCATTACCAGTTACGATAAGCAGCTTTAGTGCCTCAAAGACAGGTACACGAATGGATTTACTCTCAATCTCTTGCATTGCTGCACGTTCAATACGTGCTAGTCCCTCTTCTACCTGACCACGATTGTCACCTGCAATAGCTTGCAAGTCAAAGTCATCAATAGTCAGTCGGAAGAATGGACTGTTAGGTGGCAGCAGAGCAAGTAGGAGTTTAGATGCTAGATTATTTACACCCCTTGCCCCAATGCCTTGATACGGTGTAGCATACCTAGTGGTACTGCTATGTCCTTCATCTGGCAAAAGAGTAGGGATAGTTAGCCTTGCTGCTTCACGTCCTCTTTCAAGGAACGTATCTCGTTCAGCCTCTAGCTGGCTGTAGCGTTTAGCTAAAGTTCCTACGTCTTGTTCCATTTACTTATCCCTTCGGAATCTGTAGCCCTGACGCACCCTCGCCACCTACATTAGTACCTGCTGTCTGTGTCACAGGAGTACGCAGCTTGCGCTTACCTCTACGTTTCTGTAGACCCTCACCTGCTGTCTCCATTGTTGATGGAGCTTCCTCATCCACTTGCTTAGTAGCAGCAGTAGCTGGGGCAGCAGCCATAACTGGCGCAGGTGGTGGAGAGCTTCTTCTAAATCCACCCATACTACTGACCCTTCTTAATCTGTAGACCTGCCGTTTGTGTTGGCATTTGTCCAGTAGGTTGTGTTGACATATCTGTTCTAAGGGCTTTCTTGCCCTTTTTCTTTCTAGCCTGTGCTGTCGTTACGTCTGTATCATCAAGCTCTAAATCTGGTGTCTTGGTTACAGCAGTTACAGGACGAGCAGGGGTTGGTAGCGGTGCTGGCGCACGGCCTCCCATTAATCCACCCATATCATTATTCCTCAAAATCTTGGTCTTGCATTTCTATCAGCTTACTTATGACAGACTGTTGCCCCCTGAGGAAAGCTAAGTCCTCAGGAGTAATCTGTTCAAGCGGTAGTTTGTTGGGATAGATTGCAAGCAGATGGTTTATTAGTCCATCTGTTATGTTAAAATCGTTACCTAATACTCTCATAATAAAACAAACTTTCGCTAATGATGTAACTTTAGATATCTACAATCTCACATGCACCTGCTGTACAGGCTAGAGTTTGTGACCCTGAGGTGCTGTCCTCTTTCTCATATAGAGCAAGAGCCTTCCAATCAATCTGACTAGGCATCTGTTTCTTGAGTGTTTCATACTGTTCCTTATCAATGTCTTGGTATGGTGCTTGTGCATAACTGTGGTCACTGTGAGGTAGGAATGAAATACCAGAACAAATGTCAAAGTTTTCATACACCCATGCTCCTACTTCCATCCACTCTGCGTCACGTACTGTAATAGTTACAGATGGTTTATGTTCACACCACGCTAGAGCATAGTTCTTCCATAGTGTAAGCTGTTCTAGTGCAGTCATATCGTTACGAGTGATAGCACCTATAGGTGAACGCATGGGAAAACTAAACACTGTAGTACTATCAGGCTTCATTACACAAGGTTCAGCAGGGATGCCACTGTCCTTCATAAACTGTGTTAGTGGGTCTTTGTTATCACCACGAACAGTACGAATGTAATACTCACTATGACGTGCATGGATACCTGACGCACTGTCTACTAGCTGTGACACTGTACCACTAGGCTTAACACATGTGATAGCTGTTGATACTTGGATGCCTAACTTCTCAGCATACTTAGCGTTAGTATTGATAGCTTCTTGCTTCATCTCATTGAGCCAGCGTGGGCTATCTATAGCCTTAGACAGTAACCGATTGTCCATGATACCTGTCAGTGACACACCAAGTAGACGTTCTTCTTCTGTATTCTTGTGCCATATCTTACGCAAGTATGGCATCTTGGTAAAGGTAGACTGTACTGTACCAAGAATGGTAGCTAGTCTTACCTTACGTTTAAGACTGTCAAGGTCATCGCTCTCACGTACCACTACCTCAGTCAGGTTACAGAACTGGTAAGGACGTAGGATAATCTCAGAGCATGGGTTAGTACCCCACTCGTGTCCTGTCTCACGTCTGCCGTTCTTTTCCACATGCTTGTCAGCAGCCACACGGCTGAAGATACCACGCTCACCTGACTTACTCTCTACCAGAGATAACCACTCACGAATGAATGTTTCCATGTCAGGCTTCTCTGTGTATGCAGCAGAGTTATTAGCTAACGCACGTTGTCCTTCGTTCTCCCACCATGAGCCAGACTTGGCGTGAGCCATGCGTCCATCACTCAGGTTAGATAGGCTAATCATAGCTGACCTACGTACACCACCTACTACTACAATCTCACCAATCTTACACATGATGTCGTGACACTCAAGACTGTTAAGCTTACGTCCAGCAGCAGCCTTGAACTTAGCTACTACAAACTTGAACAAGTCCTCTAGTGGTTCAGCACCTGAGGCACGTCCACCAAATGTCTTGAGCCTAGCACCAGCAGGGCGTACCTCTGACGTATCCCACTTAGGTATATCACCTGCATATAGGTGTGACATCAGCTTATGTAATGACTTAGCCCAACCTTCTTTACTATCCTTGACCACGATTACATCGTCAGTATAGTCTAGGTTCTCAGGTACATCAGGTAGCTTACTAATAAACTGTCGCTCTACTGAGAAGCCTACCCCTGTACCACACAGTAGAATAAACATAGCCTCATCAAAGGAACGTATGTGGTCTACTGGTAGGTAGCTACAGTTATAGATGCAAGTATTGTCACGCTCTGCTGCGTCACCTGCTGTCATCAATGCTCTCATAGATGGCATGACTTCTAGGTTTAGGATAGCATCTTCTAACTCATCCCATGTTTTATTAGGTAGCTTTACTTTGCTACCCATAAAGTTAATGTAACGTGCCACAGTCTCAGCCCATGTCTCACGTCTGCCCTCATCTTCTAGCCATCGTGCATAGCGACTAGTAGCAATGAAGGTCTGGTAGTCTGTTGGTAGATGGTTAGTCCTCATCTGTTATCCCCTTCACCATGCAATGTACCTGCACTCTGACGTGCCTTTAGTTTCTCTACGTTCTTCTCTGCTATAACCTGTAGTGATAAGCCACAGTCGTGTGCTAGTGCTGCAAGATACCATAGTACATCACCCATCTCTGCCTCAATCTTTTCCTTCTGGTCTTCAAGCTGAATGTTATCACGCATCATCTTCTTAATCTTACCTGCTACCTCACCAGCTTCTTCAGCTAGTCCTAGTGCAGGGTAAGAGATGCTGTACTTCTTAGGGTACACTGCTGTAGTTAGAGACTTCATCTGGTATTCGTAAAAGTTAATCATTGT